TCTGATATCTTTAGAGAAAGATAATTTCCAGCAGATTCGCTACTATTACGCCATCCAGCCATCCTTAGGTTTTGTTTGTAAGGACCTGAATAATCTGGTGCTAAGGCATTACCACCTGTATCTGATTCGTTCTGATACAGAACACCTACTCTTTCATATACAGCTAAGACATCTTTGCCTTGATGATCTGTATCTTTGATGATGGCAATTCTATTTTTGTTTTGCTTATCATCTTGCACAGAACCTGTAAGGATTAGTGTTTGCTCTTCTTTGGGGGTAAATGCCGCCCCCTTGTTTGAATTATCGTACTCAGTCATTAGAATGCTCCTTTTGACTGTATCGGGTTACGGACTTCGCCTGTTTTAGAGGCCGCTAGATTGCCATCATCATCTTCTGATGGCAGACCAAACGCAGACTGCAAGCCATAGCGTTTGGCATAGGTTATGCCTGATCCCATCTTTTGTGGGTTAGACATGTCTGGTGTCATGACTGGTGTTCTGCTTACTAATTCTTCACCAGATACATGCATGATTTTTGTTCTTACAAATATTATATTCTCTTCAAAATCAATAAGTTGCGTGAAAGTTATACCATATTCTGTTGCAAGTCTAACTGTATCTATGACTTCTTCTAGCGTGGCATAATTAGATTTGAAATGTGGGTTTTTGCCAGACTTCTTTGCTGATGCGCCTGTGTTATGGAACGCAATTAAAGCTTCTGTCAAAGTTTTTGGTTGGACTTTTGTATTTGTTTTAGTATCATTGGGCATCATGTTCTCCTGACATGTGTTGTTAACGATGAGAAAAGGGGCAGTTTATTCTGCCTCTTTTTTTATTGCAATGCGGCATGCGCCACGTTTGTCCCTTTTGATTGATAGGAAATCACAATAGACTTCCCTTTCATTATCATTGATTAAAGAGCGTAGTTGTTTCTTTACAGCTTCATGATCTTTTGCGGCATCAATGGTGTTAACATAGTTATGTGCTAGGTCTACAAAGTAGTTGTCTTGGCTTGCATCTCTAGCAACCAATCCATCAATAGCAATGTTAGACCAATCTATTTTGTTTACACCAACGCCATCTACTGGTGGCTCTATTTGTGTTTCAACTATCTCCCAGAAATCCATCACTGTAGTATGAACCTTTTGCCAATAGTCATCATCAAAGTTGACACGACACCAGCCCCATTCATTCCCGAATATAACAGATAGAAAACATTCATGCGTGTTTGATAAGCGCATATATAGATGCAACTGAGGCATATAGTTTTCCAGCATATCCTTTATTGTTCTATTACTTGATGTATGTTTGCATTCAAGTATTGTATTTGGAACATATGAATCATCTGTTTGTATCAGCGCATCCACCTGTCCTTTGTATGGAACGCCATCTATATTTTTCTTGTACTCTTTTTGTTTCTCAACCACAGGATAGCCAGCATGACGGCTAAACCAGTCAATATGGAAGTCTTCAGTGGCAACACCAAGATTAACACGGAACACATTAGATAAGTCATCAGGCTCTTTGCGTCCTGTTTTGATAAGCCATAGGTCATGCCAATCTCCCTTCATAATATTGTAGAGGTCACTACCTCCAATAAATCCTGTTCTATTCATGCTTACCTCCTACTGCATATATGCAACATAGCATTAATTATTTACATTTGTCTATTGAAAACTGTAATGCATCCAATAGTTTTTTGCGGTCAACATACCGCCAATATATTTCAGCATGGAACTCTGCATAGGTTGGCATAAACTTACAACTCTTTTCCACATGTTCAATTGCTTTCATGACAATGTCTGCTGGAAACTCTGACAACTTCTTAGCTATCATCTCAATCTTTAAGATAGCCATATCCATGTCCATGTTTGCTGGCAGTGTTATCAATGGCAACATCGCTGTGAGACGTTGCTCGATATCTGTGGTCGGCAACGTCACACAGCTTTGCAGTACAGTCTTGTATGCTTTTATTAGATTTTCTTTGTTGTCATCATTTATGGTGAATCTTTGTACGTTGAAATCTTTGTCATACTTTATCTGCAAAGTGACTAATGATTCCACGCATTTTATCACTTTGCTTGTTAGTGCTGAAGGCGTTTCTGTTGCTTCTGTTAGTCTGGCGAGTGCTTTGTTGCTTTGCGTATTCGACAGAGCGATAGCACCAGTTTCGATAGGCTCTTCCAATGTCTTCAAATCTGCTTCCCTTGGCAATGTGGTGATTGCGGAACTTATCTGTTTCAATGTCATGACTTACCTCCGATTGCTTCATAGACAATGCAAAATTAATTGATTCGATTAATTCATCTGATGGTTGCCAATCTTCTGGCACTCTTCCCCTTTTAGTTTTATTGTTTACTGGTAGTTTAGTGTCGCACTGTGCGACTAGGTTGTCGCTCTGTGCGACTACTAACTTGTACACTGTACTCTTTCCCTTCGTTCCATTTGTGCGTTGTATTAATCCTGCATTTTCTAGCAACAAAAGCTTTCTGCATACTGTTGCTTTATGCATGCCTGTTCTTTTAGCCAATGTATTTTGCGATGGAAAGCATGTGCCTTGTTCATTGGTATGATCGGCTAACACAACAAGTAACCATCTGCACAATGCATCTGGCGTGTCTGCCTTCATAGCCCATGCTATATGATGAAACATATATATACCTCCTACTGCACATATGCAGTTTAATATATGGTGTTGACAATATCAATACAGGGGATCATATTTATTTGTAGCAAGTAACTTTGTTATTACGCTCCTCCCTAACTTGGGTTGGTTAGGTTATACCTCCACCTAGCCAGCCCACTATTTTTTTAGCTAGTGGATTAGATATTTCAATGCATATAAATGCTGGTCCTCTTTTTTGTTTAAGCAAATATATATCTGCTGGTTGTTCATTATGTGTTTTAGTTAAGAAACTAAATCCCCTGCCATCAGCTTGATATTTGCTTTCACCTGTCACCACTCCTTCTTTGGTTTGGATGTGGATATCTCCGCTAAACTCTCCACCCAACTGTCCTGAGAGGGGGGTTCTTTTCGCTTGGCAACCCTTTTCCGTGAACCATTTGACCCACCACCTTTCGTGGTAACTGCCCTTGTTGCGCTGAGATGTTCCCATCCATGTACCTCCATGCATTTAATACAGTAAATTGCGCCAGTCATAAGCATAACATAATAGCGTGTCATAACATGACAATATTCACAAGCGGCTGGCATGCACTTGTTTTTATTGGATTTTGATCTTCGCGCCAAGAGCATCTGCCCAGCATGAGAACATGAACCCAGACGGTACACGCTTATGCTGTTCCCATTTATGAACTAATGAAGGATGGCAACCTATCTTAAATGCTAGTTGCTCTTGTGATAGCCCTTGTGATGTTCGGATATCAACTAACTGTTTTATGATATCTTTCCAACTATTGGTTATCGTCATTGGCGTTTTGTAGTGCGTGAAACTTGATCGCATCTGACACCTTTCGCGCTGTTGCCAGTCGTAAATCGCACCCTTGTTTTGCTCTATAATATGTAGATGTTGGGATATTCGCTCTCTTGAATGCCTCAATCAAACGAACACCCATCCCATCTGCTTGCTTTTCTAATTGCTGTATATAACTAAACATACATTATGCGTAATGCATATATGCATAATTATCAAGCACTCTTTTTTGAATTAGGTTCTTTTGTAATCCAGATTACCCATCCTTCGGGTAGCACTCTAGTTACAGTTTCAAAACCCTTGGTGCGTAAGCAACGCCTTACATTATCAAACTTTTTATGTTCTTCAAAATGTAAGCTGTTTCCTACTTTCAATGTGTTAAGCCAGTTCCATTTGCCTCTCTCTCTTTGCGCTGGTGGAATTGGTACGCCTGATCTAACTTGCATTTGATTTCTCCATTTCATAAACGGTATCACTGATAAAAAACTCGTAATCAAGTTCTGGATATTGCTTTATAACATCCTCCACATTATTAAAATGCACATGGTTTCCCCAACTGTTATATTCACCAATATAAAACCAACCCTCATCAAGATAGCGTGCAGTAAATTCAAAACCCATTTCTGCAAGCTTATCAAAGATTCGAAACGGTGGCGACCAAGCTGTATGGAAATACAACGCTAGTGTTTTGTCACCTATACGTTCATAACTAGCATCATATATATCCCATTTAGTACCCCAATGCTCTAGTCTCCAATCATACCAGTTGGGTTTTTCATTCATGGCATTTGTGTCTTCAAGTTTATTTGGCATAGGAATAAGTGTTTGGCACAATGGCGTTTCTTTATCGTCCATGATATTACAAATCATATCAATCATTTGACGCTTATCATGTGATAAAACAACTCTATTATCTGTATGATTAGGCACTGATACCTCCATTTCTTACTGAACCATAGATACACATGTCCTCATAGTCTTGTTGCATTGCTGATTCTTCTGCCATCTGTTCAATGTTATAGGCTTCCTCCCATTTCTCAACCATCTTATCTATAAAGTAATCTTCTTTGAATTTGGGATTGGTTGTGCGTAGACGTTTTGCAAATTGATTGATGTCTGTTGGTGATGAGAACAGATCAGCAATGTTATCAACGAACCATTGATAGTCTTTACCTGTAAATTTTGGTGTATCATTAGCCATTTGTACCTCCTGTCATTAAGCTAATTGTTGATAGGTAATGCTTATACTTTTCTGGTATAGCATTAGGGTTCTTTGGTAATGTAAATACATATGTATATGATATGTAATCATCATCTGTGTTGTCTGTGTCAACATGTGACGTTCTTACAGCACGAGGGCAAGCAGTTAGCCAGTTGAAGAATCCTCTGCTAATCTCATCTACATAATGATCGCTACATTCGCATGGTTCTTTGACTACACAACCCAAACCATCAGGCACATAAACACTGCCTGTATTGTTGCATTCTAAACATTTCATATTGTTTTCTCCCTTCTGGGTAGCATTAAGCTACCCTTTTATAAACCAAGTCTTTAGCTTTAACGCGAAAACAATAAAGGCTTTGATCCTTTCCTTTATTAACCCTTACCCACATATCACCATGTGTATCGCGTCCAACCTCACCATGTACATAAACCACCATAGGTTTGCCATCAGTAGCCTTCATCCAGTATGCGTTGTTTGTCATTAGACAACCTCCCTTTCATCACGCAATTTCTTTTTCTAAAAAATACAGTGATCTGTAATCCTCACATTCTTGAATTTGTTTTTGGATTTTCTTGTTGGCTAACATGACATCTTTGCCAATGTCTGATCTTCCGCCGATGAAAACAATATCATCCCAAATTGTTTGCAGTTTTTCTTGTGGTGATATTATTTCACCAGCATCGTCACAACCTGTAATAATGCCAATGCCAGCTAATGGTGTTGGATAGTTGCGATGTATCCAGAACATTTGATTGTCAATATACAATCCTTCATCATCAATAAATGCACCATCACGGTTTGCATACAAGCGAACTGCTGTAAACAGTCGTGAACCAATTAATGAATTGATTCCATCAACTCCTAAATTGGATTGATGTTGAGTTACATTCGCATTAAATGGGTCTACTTTATAAAATACAGTCATGTTACCTCCTTATGTGCTACATACAGTATTTAGGGTTAAGCAATTTCTATGAATGCCAATAGAAACAATAACTTCTTTATCAAAATATTTTTCTATTGCGTATGCAATGTTGGCATTAGCTTCTGTTCTGAATTGGTATCCATCACAT